CCGGACCGAGGTCTTTGATGAGTGCATCTCCCGTAGTACCGATACTCTCAGCTAACCGGTTGAATCGTTCTTCTGTTAACTCTAATGCTGCACCCTGTTTGGTAACATCCCATATCTTTTTTGTAGCGACAACAACGCCCCCAGCCATTGCCGTGGCAATACCAAAACTGGCCGCCATTGATTTTCCGAATGATTTGAATTTGCTATCAATTCGGCCTAATTCTTGACTGGCATTATCTTTTGTCAGAATTCGTATAATTACATCAGACGTCATTACATAATCCCCTCTTCCTGAAGCCATTTAACTATTTGACGCTCTTGGACCGTCATGTTGTGGATCTCTTTCCCCGCCATGTTCTGCATCCGGGCTACCGCGCGGTAAATATTATCCAGCGCCCCCATACGGTATATTAACTGGTCAGGTTGGTCTAACATTCCCCCGTTGATTGGTAATGCCCCCCAGTTTTTACACTGCCACGCCATGGATAGTTCCGCAGGCGGTTCGGTCTGTCCGTAAACCGCTCCTACCGCCTGCGCTACTAGTTTTTTGGGAGACGTTCTGCCTTCATCGCTTCGCGCCAGGAGAAGGTCGCCAATCCAGCCCATTCGATGATTTCAATGGTCGCATGGTCGCCTGCTTTGTCGATATTGACACCCAGCGTGACAGACTCGCATTCCCATTCATCAATTACCAGCTTGGCGGCGTCCCACAGCCGCGAGAACATCTCCGAACCCAGTCCGCGTGCTATCGCCCCATCGTACAGAAGCAACAGGCGAATGGTCGGTTCGTCGGGCAGCGTAAAGCGTGCCTCAAATTCAGGGTGGTTGAATTCAGCCATAATATCTCACTCCTAGGTTGGTGTAACTGATGTGCGGGTTACTAGACCATCGACAACCAGGTCACACGAACCCATGATCAGCGATTTGCTGTCACCGCTGAATTCCACGTTCTGTGGCATCCATTCGCCCGTGTACCAATACTCGCCATTTTTGTAAGAAGCGGTTTTTAGGGTGCTCGTTCTTATCAACAATGGGCCGAATATAGCATCTGAGGTGCTGTTGACGAAAAAGTTGAAACTTATGGTTTGGTTAGCAAAACCTTGCTGCCATGCTGACCCGCTGTCATTCAATCTCGTAACGTCGAATAACTCAGGAGCATTGGAAAACGTAACGTTATTGACATAAGCACTGATATCCGTTAAGCTCCCCGTCGCGTCGTCGATCTTGAAATACAAATCTTTTCCATAATTAAATACGACCATCTAATTCCTCCCTTAATCTTTCTTCCGGTTCTACCGGTTTGTAATACTGCGCCAGTTCCAAATCCGTGCGTTCGAGAATGTCATCCCATCTTGTACCGCTGAATTTGCCCCGCAATTCCCTGCGGCGCACGATCGCCTGGGCCTGTGCATTCGCCCGTAATAGATTCTCTGGCGGTTTTAAACGTATGTTACGGCGCTGCTTTGCTCTAGCCATCGAATATGTATTTCCTGCATCAACCAGGTTGGATCTCCACCCGCCGGTGGGCGCATCGGTTGCGGCGTGCTGATCCCCACTATTTCGGAATTTTGCACCGACGTCAATCCCAATTGCCTTTGCGCCTGTACCTGCCCAATGATTGCATTTATCTTGCTGTGTAAGTCCGACGCAATGTCGCTTTCCTCTTCATCGGCGGTATAGCGCCGCCAGACCTCCACCCGTGTCACCCATGGGATCACATACACGGTTAACGTGATGAACTCCGGTTCAACGATGTCCGCACCGCTGGTTACGAATGCGTAGTATTTGGCATTGCCGCTGTTCAGCAGGCTCCAATCATTGCGCGCCGTGTTGGTGCTGCTGAAGCTGGCATGTGCCTGAATCCTGGTTAAGATTGCGCCCTCTCCGTCTGTGTATGACATCTTAATCGTTATCCCATTTTTTTCTGGTAAACATCGGTTGTGCCAAGTCGCTATCGTCCGGGTCGGCGCGTTCGTCAGCCGCATCCAGCCCTGTGAACTGCAAGCCGTCCGATACCGGGTAGCTTACCCCCACGCCCAGCCGCTTGAAGCCAAGGGCGTTCAGGTCCGCAAACTCCATTGCGGATTTGTGCAGGTTTAGGAATGAACCCGCCCGTGTCTGCTCTGTACCGTCATAGCTTGATGCTGGCTGTGTTAGTTCCACATAGGCGGTTGCTTTTGATATCACCCAATCGTCGCACGCTAGTTTTGCCGTGCTGTTAGAAATGGGCGTAGTAAGCCCCTCGTTGTTCAGCGCCACGTTCAGGATACCCGAGGCGCGGTCGACAAACTTCTCGACTTCCGTTAACGTCGGGCGGCTGGTGCTGTTGAACGATGACTGCCCATCCCGCAATTGGCGGGCGTACGCCAACACTTCCGCTACCGTTCCGTAACTGTCTCCTCTTAGTGCCATAAGTTCTCCCTTACATCCCCTGAGCAAACCCCAGTTTCAGCCGCGTTCCGCCCGCTGTGTAGGTGTCACCAGTCGCATCCCGGTACACCGCACCCACCCAAATGGCGGTCGTGGTATCTGCACACTGCACCGGCAAACCGATGTTCATAATCGTCGCCTGGTAGCTGTTGGCATAGTTGTCGTAATCGGCAGCGGCAATGTTGACGGTGCCCACGATGCTGTGAGCCGTTGAATCGCCGATGGTAATGGCGCTGTTCTCGGTACCCAGGCTGATGGCGGAGTTTGCCAGCACGATGTCGATTGCCCGGTTATTGGCGTCATCGTTCTGCAATACAATCGATTGCAGCATAGATGCGCCGCCCAGCTTGATCGCCACATTATTCACTTTCTGAAAATCTGCCAGGATGTCGTTTTGTGAGTATGCGGTCGAGGGCAGCCCGATGCTCAGGGTCAAATCATGCACCTCCAACCACTCAGCTACTCCCGCTCGCCAGTCGTCTCTAGTAACCATTTTTATTTCCTCCCTAGTAAATCAAATCAATTTATATCTTAGCTTTGCAATGTCTGGAATGCGCCGCCAATCCCTGCGGGGTAGTGAATTCACGCCCGCAATCGGTACATTTGTTTTCCGGTTCTGCTGGAACGTCAACCACCTGTTCCACTCGTACATAGCGGTTGGCAGGGTCCAGCAGTTGCTTGTCAAACTTGCCGCCTGCGGGTTCAAATTCCATCCCCCGCTCGTATTGTATGTCTCCATAACTAAACGGTCGTGTCACAATGTATTTAATTTCCATCTGTGTCCCTTTCGTGCATCTCATGTTTCACTTCGAACTCAGCACGGCGGCGGTCTGCGTCCCTCAGGTATTCTTTTACCTCCCCCGTCAGTTCCCCCTGTGACGGGCGCAATCCGTTCCAGTTGACCAAAAACGGCTGGGGCACACGGTACATCCTCTCCCCACATTCCGCACAAATCACCGCCGTGCTGTAATATATACGGTGTTCTAATTCAATCGTGCGCCCAGCCGGGCATTTGTACACGTAGTTCATCGGTACTTCTTCCTTGCGTAGCATTCCATCATGTTTCCGGGGAATGCGAATTTATTCTTTATCCCAAATAATTGCTTGATGAATTTCCAATAGTCCTTTGCAGGCTGCGCATACGGCGTTCCCCGGTAGGGGTAGTAAAATTCGATGTCCGTGTACCACAGGTTATGCAGGATATTTTTAAGCTCTTTGTCTCCGGGTATCCAGAAATTACGCTCTGGATCTAGCATTGGCAGGTCTCCCCACAACCTGTAAACCAGTGACCGGCTGTTAGGGGTTGCCAGTATTACCAGCAGCCCATCCCGGGTCAATAGTTCGGTCACCCGTTGCAATACCCACAACGGCTTATCAAGGTGCTGTAAGGTGCCCCGGAATACCACCAAGTCAAAGAAGTTTTTTGGGTATTCGTAGGCATGGGAGTTTTCTTTGATGTATATTCCCTTAGCCCTGGCTGCGTTCTTGGCATAGTCGCTGATTTCCACACCATATTTTTTCCAGGAGGAAGGAAATCCGCTTAGGAAGTCTCCCATCCCACAGCCCACATCCAGCACATTGCCATTGTTATAATTCAGTCGTTGAAATATGCGCTTGATCTCCTGCGCATACATCAAAACTCGCCGGTGATCCCCGACGTAATAGCGTCCAAAGTAGCTTGGCCCGTAGAGTTTTTTAAGGTTCCGTGTAAATTTGTCTGGTGCGGTGCAAATGATTTCCTCTCTATTTTGTCGATCCATAACGGGTGCCCTTTCAATGATTTGTATTCGATCTCGTACCAATGGGGGATACCCGCTTTTTGCAGTTCCCAGCCCTGGTATTTGACGGCTGCAATAGGTCCCGCTTCCAACAGTCCGCCCTCGATTAAGTCTGCATAGTAAACCATTTCGATTGATTCATAAGTCCAGTTGATGCGTTCCTGGCTGGCTATGATGTCGTCAATATCCCGCACCATCAGCACAACAGCCGTGTCTTGTGCGACGCCGAAGAAATGTGCAAATCGACATAATGCCGGTGCCTGAATAACTACCTTATCCAATCTAATCATATCGTTCAACCGGTACAGGCTGTCTATGTCGATTTCTCGCTCGTCGATCAGGTTGTAGCCCAGATCATAGCTGATCATCTTTGCGCCTATCCTGGTGCCTGATCGCTGCGGGCCTGTCACGACGATGCGCTTATGCTTGCTCAGATATTCGAACAAGCCGCCTCCGATTCGTCTTATAGCACCGCCTGCAAATGTCCGGGTAATCGCCTTTTCTGAAACGGTTCCTGAATTGCGTATAGGTTTCCCCGCTCCAGATTATGGGCAGCGGTTCAGCAAAGATATTCCCCATTACCGCTTCACCGATCAAATCCTCACAACACGGTACTACATTTCCATTTGCCAGGATGGTCACGGTCTCCCAAAGCAAATTGCAATATTGGGGGTAGGTGGGTTCTTCCTCGACCATAAATTCATTACTGAACCATCCCGGCCACGCTCTGGCGGCGTTGCTTCTGAATGTCACGTCGTAGCTGCCGAAACGTTCCCACAAATAACCAGGTGTGCTCAACCAAAGCCGGTCGCCTTCCGGTGAGAAACGGGTATTGAAGATCACCACTTTCGGCCTGTCGTCTCTCGTCAATAAACCAATCACCAATTTGCTATCATGCTCGAAGTCAGCCCCCACTCGCAAGGCGTCGTTTTCCTCCGGGCTTTCACCGTCGAAGCTGAAGCGGATTTCATCTAATCCCGCTTTGCAGAGCTGGCAGGCTAACTCCCTGTTAAGGCGGCTGGCATTGCTCTGCGTTACGGTTTTATTCACTCCAAAACCTTTTGCCATAGCAATCATATAAGGCAGTTGTTTATTCAACAGTGGTTCTCCGCCGTGATAGAAAACCATCACCCGTGGCACTTGCCACAGGTTATCCAGCACTTTGGTAAATGCGCCAATATCCATCAAGCCCCGGCTGTCTTCCGGCCTCACCACACAATGGCGGCAGCGGAAGTTGCATAATCCAGCGGGTTCAATCCGCACTACGTCTGGTAAATAATCCATCACTCGCCACCATCTCGATCAAATCCACCGCCCGTGATGCTGCCTTGCCATCTAATGCATAGAACAGGTTTTTGATGCTCCTGTCCTCTGGCAGGTACGGCATTCCCACGGTATCTATCTTGCAGCCAAATGCCAGCGCTTCTATCAGCACGGTCGATATCCCGAACACGTATTCTATGGTTGCCAGGATGTCATACAGCGACGCATCCGGGTCGTTAGGCATGTTGAGCTGGGCTGGCAGGGTTTCTACAATATGGCGATAGGCTGCCATCCGGTCATCGTATTTGACGTCTGCTGGGTGAGGCCGTACAATCCAGCCACCGTCCCAGCCAGTCGCTCGTGCTTGCTCAATGAAATAGTTCGCCCTGTTCATGGCATTTTCGTCTACCGGGATGGTGTCAGCGTCCGGGCGTATTGCCGGAATCAACAGGGCATTGCCCTCGCCGTATTTATTATGGATGCGTTCTCTGGCTTTATCCCGGTCGTAATTGTAGATTTGATCCATGCGCGGATTTCCAATGAACACCTGCTGACCGAACACGGGTATAAAGTTATCTTTCCAGGCTTCACCCCACATACACAGGTAATCGGCGGTGTGCATGTGTTTTTCCCTGTGGACTGGTACGCCGTGCTGGAAGCTGACCGATGGAATATTATTGATTCTTCCTCGTTTGACAATTGCCATGCCCTCAGCGTGTCCAAATCCTAATACATCACTCACCAGCACGATACATTTTTTACTGAAACTTTCTATAAAGGCCTGATATCCAAATGGGCGGATAATAATGCTGTGGTTCCGTTTGATAAGTTCGTCCAAAACTGGCGAGAGTATCCCTGGATCGTGATGCTGGTAGATTTCCATGTAAATCAAGGCCATAAGATTTTGCTCCACATTTCTACGGCATTCTCGATTAGGTGATGTGCTTTCAGGTATTCCATGCCCTCAATCGCCGCTTCACTTCGTGCAGTTGCGCAGGTCGCCAGTTCGAATAACCATTCGTAATTTTCCCCATCTGTAAACGGTAAGCCACAGGCGTAGGCCGTCAATCGCTTATTATCGCTTTTTACCTTTCCCCACATTCCTGGGTAGGGGGGCAGGATCGCCACGTCATGCGCTGCAATAACGGCATTTTCCTGTTCTAGCTTCCAACCTCCGTGATAAATTGGAAAGGTGTTTGTAACACGCTCGTACTCATCAGGCCTGTCGTCGTAGATGGTCAGTGAGATTTCCACCCCGTTGCAGGCCAACCGTTCTAATGCTGGCATTGCACCATATAAAGAAAATCTATTTTGCCCGGCTCCGTACCAGATAAAGCGGGTCGGTCTCACCAGGACATGCTCTCGCTGTTTCTTGTAATGCTCCAATTTGATACAGTCCGGTATCATGTGAACGGATTTGACGGACCAGCGCTCGAATTCATGTTTTAACCCCGCGTTGCTGGCTATAATCCCGTCAACTTCGTCCACCATTTCGCGGGATTCTTTGGGGTTGTACCAGTGTGTCGGGTCGCAGATGTCCCAATATACTCGCTTCCCATTGCGGTGGATTTGCTTCACCAGGTCGATATCAATTCGTTTGACGAAGATAACCACATCCGCGGATGTTAGCTGTTCCATCGTTGGTTTTGGTGCAACCCTGGCATAGGGCATCTTTTCGGCAATCCAATACGCTCGCATCCTGGAGGATGCCCAACTTATTGGCCCCGGGGTGATAAATAGCACGCTATTAGACACCAATTACCTTCCTTTTCTGCCCCAATATCCGCCTTCGTTCCACGTTGACAAACTTGCGTTGTTTCATTCGCGCCTCCACCAATTTGTCAGGGTCCAGGATATCGTAATCGTTCGGGCTTAGTGGGTAGTTGATAACGTGCCCGCAGCGTACTTCTGGATCTCCCATAAGCTGGAACCCCGCAGCTTTTGCGTAAAATGGAAAGCGGATATCGCTGCCAACAATCTCCCGGTCACATCTCAGCGGGCGTATTTCTTCTTTGAGCACTTCTACGAATGCCTTTATTGCCACCGGGTGAAGGTTCTTGGTTTCCAGTAGGTTATCCAGCCCATTGATTGCATCCATAATTCGGGCGATATCGTAAGGCCAGATGTCCATATCGTCTTCGAGCACTTCCTCCTCCCCCTTAAGAAGTGCCCGAACCCCCACGACAACATCTCGGTGCATCAGCATGCATCCCCATCCGCTGGCACCGAGTGGGTGGAGTTTCCCCCTTTCTGGTATCCCCACCCAAGGTTCCATAGGCCACTTTCCCCCAAATGGCCTGTACCATACAGGTGCCATCAACTCAGGGTTCCGGCGCAAATATAAACCACTGATATAGGGCAGCTTGTGACTTCTAAGCCGTTCCAGTGTATCCATCGGGAACACCTGGTCGTGATCCAACATCAGGATAAATTCATATTGTGTCTTTTCTATAAAGTTGTTAATGTGCGCTTGTCTTGCCTCATACCCTTTAGTTGCCCGTATAAAGGCAAGCGGCGAGTCGCCGGGCCGTCGGGCGATTTTTTCAATTGAATCGCGGCTTGGCCCGTGCTCGCCGTCTGGCCCTACAACGCATAAATATGCGCTGCCTGTATATTCTTTTTGTTTCCGTCCCATTGTCCCTCCGGGGTGGTCGGAGAGAGGAACGGGGTTGTGGTGGCCCCTTGGACCACCCCCATCGGCTACCGCAACCCCGCTCCTGTCACCGTTGGTTAGGTCGTATTGATTACCGCTGTCATGCGGCAGTACATCCAGGTTGTACCCGTCGTATTAATTGCCAATCCAAAAGCACCAGTCGAGTTAAGGACTAATGCAAGTTTATAGCTCCCGCCATCCACTGCTGGTTTGGCGCTAACGGTCGTAAACTTGTAGCCAGTTGTATTGGCACCGATGTATAGGTTATTGCTGACTTTCAGTTCTGCGGGGAACACCGTACCGGTAGCATTCTGGCTGATAGCAGTTGAGTTGCACTTTCCGCTCAATGCAATCTTGCCAGGTACCAGTAGGGCGGTGCTGTCTTGCGTAATGAAACTGGCCTGTCCGCTCAGGGTAAGACCTGCAGGCAGCAATGTACCCGTAGTGTTCTGGGTAAGTGCAGTCGAGTCGCATTTACCGCTCAACGATAACCCGCCCGGTATCATCAGGGCGGTGCTATCCTGCGAAAATGGACTGGTCTGGCCGCTCAACGACAAACCGGCAGCAAATAGCGCAGTACCCGTACTGTTGGCTGTCAGAAGTGCCGTATTGTTGGAATAGTCATGGAAATACAACTCACCGCTTTCGGTAATGTCAATTCGTTTCTTGCCGATGACTCCCCTTGCTGAGTTCTGTTGGTGTACCATTGGTCACCTCCTTTAGACTATGCCAGCATAGAAGTAGCCAACATCAGCCGCCACAGCTTTTTGATCCCACTGTTCCTTGGTTTTGATCAGGTCAGTATCGTTCAGGTCGTCCCGGTTGCGCAGGATGATGCCATCCCCGCCACCTGGCGCCCAGGTGAAGGTATAGCCAGCGCTTGCGGTAAAGATTCCAGGTCGCGGCGTTACATAGGTGATCAGGCAGTCGTCATCGATAATGGCGGATGCGCTGAATGAGGCGTTCTCATTGGTGTTAGAGTAGACGCCTTTTGCCACCAGGTAGTTATCCACGCCGAAAACTGCACCGATAACCTGTTCCATATTGGCAGCCGTTGCAGCCTGCACGTATTTCACCCGGTCTAAAATGTCAGGATGGTTGACAAGTGCTTCATGAACGATATAGCCCATCACCATCGTATTAGGATCTACGCCGGTGAGATTGCTGACGGTTCGGCGGGCAGTAAGGACATTTGCCACTGGATCGCCGCTCTGGAAATCATCCCAGTCGGTGGCGCTATCGTTGTCGTAAGATGTCCACGAGGAATAGGCCATGAAATCAGTCGAGAAAGCGATTTCTTTGCGGAGCAGTGATTTTTGTCCCAGGAATTCGACCGCAGCCGTTTCTAGGTCCATCGGGATCTGGCTGTTGGCGCGGGTCTCGTCCGCGATGGGGATTGATAACGCCCACTGCATCGTGGTATAGGTAGTGGACGAAACGCCCATTCCCGTGCGCGCGTATTGCTGCCCGGGCGTGCGTTGTTCCATTTCGTCCAGGAACCAGTATTTCTTGGTAAAGATATAGTAAGTACCACTATCTTTATCGACCGGAACGTAGGGGAACACCTTCGATGCCACGAACCGGTTTTGATCCTGCTTATAGCCCACCAGCATATTGGTGAGTACAGGTTCGACAGCTTGTACATCATTAATTGTTGGTAAAGACATTGTTTATTTCCTCCCTTGTTATCCGGTTATGTGCTCCGGTAGTAGCCAATCCCCAACAGCACGGGGATGATATCACCCGCTGCGCTGGTGGCGGCAAGAGCCTTTCCCACAACGGCATGCCCTCTTGTGGTCGTGGCTTTGACACGGCCGGTGCTGGAGCAGGTCAGAATAGACCCATAAGAGATGCTCGTTTCCCCAGCCGCTTTTGCGATACCATTGAACGCCACGTCAACAACCTCTCCGGCGGCAGCATCATTTTGCACAAGACCAAAAATATTACTGGTGGCGCTGGACCCGGGTTTTACATAACCAGCG